TGTGGCAGTGCCTGCGGAGCCAGTCCCCTCAACCCCAGTAATGTCCTGGAACGAGATGACCTCGGCACTTACCGTCCCAACACCGCCCGTGGCGTTGTTGCCGGTAATAATTGGAGATACAAAGAGGGACTGGACGGAGCCTGTGGCTGAGTTGCCTGTGATGGCAATAGACACAGATAGGCTAATCGTTCCGACATTGCCGGTGGCAATTGTCCCGTCCTCTTGGATTGATCGGCTGGCCAGCAACGTGCCAATGGCAGATGTGGACGAGTTGCCACTGATGACAACGTTGCCTATGCCATAGGCTCCCCTGCCGTAATAGCCTGTGCCGTAAGCAGCCATGCCGCTGCTCCCGCGTTAAGCCAGCCGAATCAGGCCGGTGCTTGCGTCGTTGACGGGCATTGTCAGGGTGAACGTGCCGGCGGTAACGGTCTGCGATCCAAAGGTATGAACACTCACAGCCTTGTTGGACTGGGTTGAGTTGTAGATCAGGACCGCGTCAAAGGATGTGGACAGGGTCACAGCAGAGTAAGAGATGCTTGCGCTGGGGGTCACAAAGGCCGTTGTCCCGCTAGTGCTTGGTGCAGTACCAAACGTCACGGTAACGCCGCCAGCCGTGTACCCAGTCCCTGTCACCTCGTTGGTGGAAGAGTAGGCTGTGGTTGTTGCATCGACTGTGGCAGTTGCCAGGTACAGGGCTGCCTTGAACGTGTCAGCAGTTGTGGCCGCACGGATCACACCTGTACCAAAATTGTGATGGCCGACCAACAATTCGCCCTTGAACGAGGTACACATTGCTTGGGTATTAGAAATAATGGTTCCCTTCTTGGGCTATGCCCAATTTAAGTTTTTGACTTTGCCGTTGTTTACTATTTTTCAAGCAACTCACATGACTTTGTGTAATTCCAAATTCAACTGCAATTTCTCTTTGAAGTTTACTTGATTTTCTTATAAATTCAACTTGTTCATCTGTTAGCTTTGATCTTCCGTGACGCTCACCAATGCACATTCTTCCCTTGCGCTTTGCATCTTGCATATTTTCCAATCTAGTCCCTAAAACCAAATGATTGGGATTTACACAGCTTGGTGTATCGCATTGATGCATTACTTCTCTTGTGTCAAGCTGACCATTAAACAGACGATATGAAGTCCTATGAGACAACTCATGTTTAAGTGGAGTCCTAAAATTACCATATCCACTTTTCATACGATACGCTGTCCACAACCAACAACCAGAATCATGTTTATGCACATGAGACATAAACCTATCCACTTCTGATTGTTTTGGTTTTCCGGCCACGATTACCCTAAAGGTTGAGCAACAGCTAGTGTTGCAACGTTGCGTTTCAAAGTCATATCAACGGAACGGTGAACAAGTTCATTGTTCTGCCAGTACTCGACCCACCGAGTTGTCTCGTTCTCGGTATCAATTATCCCTTCTTTTTTCTCAAGTAGGGAGTCATCCATTTCGCCTTTGGTCGTTGTGATTAGCATTTTTAACCCAGTGTTCTTGCTCGTGCGGTCAGAGAGCCGCCCGATGTTGTGCTTCGATCATCTGCGAGTTGCAGTTGCTCAAGTCCAGCAAGGTACAAGGCAGACCACACAGAGATTCTTGCGTCATCCTGTAGGTAAGGCGCGGCCTGCAAGAGTGCGCCGTACAGGTAGATGTCAGGGGATGAAGTGAGCAGCCAGTTTGTTGGATTTGAGTCTGACAACTTGGATAGTTTTGCGTAATAGGTCAATTCACCTGTGTACGATGTATCGGGAGTTGGTACAACGCGAATCTGAGTTCCGACAATACTGAAGTTTGTTGGCTTGCCTGCCGCGTTTGTACGTGCAGCCAATGTATCCAAGGAATCAATTGTCTCAAACTGCAATGGGGTCACTGGATTTGTATTTAACTTGAAAGACCGTGTTTCAAGGAAGTTGTCAGGAACCGCGCTGTACTCGCTGTTGATGTACGCATCCGCACGGACAATCATCTGACGTGTACGCAAGTTGCGTTCAATCTGAGCCTCGGCGAGAGAGATAAAGTCAGGGATTGCAGCCGTCAGGTCGGCACGGACGAGCCAGTCCGCTACTGATGCCTTGAGTTCGGTGTATGTCGTTAGAGCCATTAGGTAGCCTTTTCCTTTTCCTCAAGGTCACGCATGACCCATGTGTGGTCGTGCTTGAATTCAAACGTCCCAATGTGTCCAATTTCTTTGGACACGTCGTGGTCAATCCATATCTTAAACCCTGCCGCCTGCGCCTTGCGGCAGAAGAAAATATCCTCACCAATATAGCCACGTTTGTCGGTACGCCAGGGAGTCTCAAACCAAGGCTCTGTCAATGCCTCAAAGACGTTGCGCTTGATAAGCATCACGCCCATCCCGATGCTGCCAACTTCCTCAACGCCTGTGGATTCTGGCATTGTGTAGACCAACTCGCGCTCTCCGTCAGGGCCGTACTTCTGAGCCGTTGGACCCGTAGGCATCCTGCGACGTGCGCAGTTGGTAGCCACGATGTCAAGGTCGTGCTTTAGCAGCCTCTCGATCATGTCCTGCGGGAATGTCATGTCCGAGTCAACGAACAGGACGTGAGTGCAGTTCTCGCGCATTGCGTCAAGGCAAAGGTCTGCTCGTTGGTTTTGGATCAACGTACCCTGCATGATTTTCAGAGCAATAGCGTCTGTGGTGTTCAGCGTGTGATAGGCCACCATATTGACCATGCAATAGGTGTAATTTGCGTGGACCATGTCACGCGCTGGGGTGCAGACTGCAATGTAATTCATACTTGTCCTGGGCGAGTTCTAAAGTAGCGGTTTTCAGGGTCGTTTAGAAATTTCTTCATGTAGGCTTGGTCATCAAGTTTTCCCTCTTGTTTTAACTTGAAGTAAATACTCAAAGGGATGCTGGCAACCTTGCTCCACTCGCCGTACTTGGAGTGCTTCTCTTGCAGGTTGAAATCCTGCTTGTTCTCTTCAATGATCGCAGTGATGTCCTGCTTGGTTTCAATGGTCGCCTCATCGGTTTCCGTGTTGTAGTGCCATGTGCGATTGATGCCCAAGGCATCATTGCGATCAAAATGTTTGGATTCAATCATGTAAAAAAGAGCCAGGTTTCCCTGGCCCTTTCCTTTTTACTTTTAAGAAGTAACTAAGTCAGCAGCAATGCCATGAGCATTCTCTGCCAACACCTTGTGACCCCACTCGACGATCAACATACGCTTTTCAGCGTCGCCGGTCTTAGCCAACTCAACTTGTTGGTAAGGACGGAGGACGGTCATCTTTGCGTAATCAGGATCAATTACGAAAGCGTCACGCTCACGTTGGAAACGGTTGGGAACCACTTGCACGTTCCCGAAGTCGCTGACGTAAACGTCTGCTGCGCCAACGATGGTGGCAGGACGTGCGCCGCCATCAATGTTGAAACGAGAAGATGCAATGCCGGAGAAACCGGATACGCGTTGCTTGTTGACAGGACCAGTCATCAAGATTTTTGGAGAGCCGCCGGAAGTCCATACTTGCTGGATGACGTTCTTCAAAATTGTCTCGGTGAAAGTACGGACGTTACCGTCTGTACGTGCGCTGCTTGGCAGGGTTGTATACGATGGGTTAGCACCGTTAGTCTGCATATCAACGTTGGTCTTGATAAACGATTGCAAGGCAGCAGTCGCACGAGCAACAGTAGTGCTACCAGCAGCAGCAACTGCGCTGTTAAGCATACTGAACTCTTGGTCACGCTTCAACTCAGAGCCGCGCTTGGCGATCTGATAAGCCAACTCAGAGCGACGGCCAGCCTTGTTGACAGTCTCTTCAGTTGCGGACAACACGATAGTCTTGCGAGAGATTTGCGCGTAGTTTTGCAAACGAACAGTTGCAGTCACTGAGTCGAATGATGTAACGTCATCACCCTCCAACTGTGCATTTGCAGCAGCAGCGGCGAGTACGTCGGTTTGCCATTCGTACAGGCTGTTAGAAACATTCTCACGTCCAATGTTGGACATATAAGGTGTCTCTTCAGGAGAAATGTTTGTGATTACATTGGAAAGGTCTTCACGGATACCCTTGGCAGAGTAGGTGGTGAAGGTATTAGCAACAATAGCCATTTAAGTGCCTCATTTAAGTAGAAGTTCAATTGCGGAGGCCGCGTCTTGGACGCGACCCGTTTTTGCAAGACGCTTTTGTGCGAGAGTACTTCCAGTTGACTGTGAGACGCGACCTGCTGCACCAGGCTTGGCAGGGCGAGGGCCGTTGTTGACTACCGGTTTGATGTTGCCCCTTTTGGACATCATCTG